ATGTTTCGTTTGCCATCGCAGATGTAGCCAAAATTAAGCAAACAAAAATTGAACCAATAATCCTTTTCATTTTAACCTCCTCCTCTGGTCAGATTTCATGCCTCTTTAGGCAGACGGACTAAGTAACGAAAACATAGGCCACATGCGTGTGACAACCCCTGTGAGTAGAAACAACGGTCATTTTCCTTTATCAACACAATTTTATAATAATAAAATAAATTATTTAACAGCGTCCCACTTTGGTGTAGTGTTTGGCGCGGTGGCTAAATTTGAACAAACAAAGAGATGATGGCTTTGCTGCATATAACGCTAGCAGAGAACCTACTACTTCGCATTCAAGACCCAGAAGCTTAATAATCAGACCTGAATGTCGCCCGTCAGTTTCTGAAAGACAACGGTATAGACGCCGTACCTGTCGAGGGGTCGCCTTTGAGTGACCTAGTGGCCACCCTGCCCAACTTTATCAATGCTGATTTCGACGTTAATGAGTTAATGGTAAATTAATTTATCACTTAAATATTTCCCAAAAACTCCAAACAACTACAGAAAATACGACACTACTGATTATCCAAGCAAACGCATAAAAGCGTTTCGATTGTGACCAGTTTAAACTCCCACAATTTAAACATTCCTTAGTATCAACGAATGAAAATTTCTTACACGAGCTACAGGTGGGCAAAACAGAGGCCTCCACTTAAAATATAACTAGAGCAGGTAAATATGTTTAAAGCAACAACCTCGCTTGGCATCCCCATAGCGAAAGACCCCCTATCAGATTTCCGAAAGTTCCTTTTCGTTATCTGAAAGCATCTAAACCTCCCCGACCCTACCCCTGTTCAATATGACATCGCCTAAAACCTACAGCACGGCGACAAGCGAATGATTATCCAAGCATTCAGAGGGGTGGGCAAATCTTGGATTACTTCAGCTTACGTGGTTTGGCTGCTTTATATGAACCCGCAGTTAAACATATTAGTCGTCTCTGCATCTAAAAGCCGCTCTGATGACTTCACCACGTTTACCCTCAGGCTCATCAGCGAGATGGACATCCTGGCACACCTGAGGCCAAAGACGGACCAAAGACAGTCGAAGATTAGCTTTGATGTAGCCCCTGCGGCTGCGTCTCACGCACTCTCAGTGAAATCTGTAGGTATCTCAAGTCGACTCGCTGGTTCTCGTGCTGATGTAATCGTCGCAGATGACATCGAAGTCCCAAACAACTCCATGACCCAAGGCATGAGGGATAAGCTCTCAGAAGCTGTGAAGGAGTTTGACGCTATCCTTAAACCAGATGGGCGTATCATCTACCTCGGCACGCCACAGAACCAAGAGAGTTTGTATAACAAACTGCCTGACCGTGGATATAAGGTCAGTATCTGGCCAGCACGATACCCGAACACTGACCAAACTGTTGGCTACGGTTCGAAGTTAGCCCGTCTAATCTCAAATACTATGGCTGCAAATGATTTACTTGTAGGTGAACCCACAGACCCTGCCCGTTTCTCTGAGTTTGACCTATTGGAACGTGAAGCATCCTATGGACGCTCAGGTTTTGCTCTGTAGTTCATGCTCGATACGAGACTCTCTGATGCCAAAAGATACCCTCTTCAGGTGTTTGCCTAATCGTGATGGATATACCCACTCAGGAGGCCCCTGAGAAGGTCTCACGGTCATCAGACAGCCAGCATATCGTAGAAGAATTGCCGAACGTGGCATTCAACGGTGACCACTACCATAAGACTATGTTCATGAGCAGTGAGTTCGTCGAATACACTGGCTCAGTCATGTCTATCGACCCCTCCGGACGGGGAAGGACGAAACTGGGTATGCAGTCGTAAAGATGCTAAATGGCTACCTATACGTCCGCAGATGCGGTGGCATCGCTGGTGGGTATTCAGAGGAAGCACTCAAGAAACTTGCAGTCATCGCCAAGGAAGAACAGGTCAACGAAATTATCGTCGAGAGTAACTTCGGTGACGGCATGTTTAAACAGTTGTTTGTGCCTGTGCTAAACAAGGTCCACCCAGTTACTATGGTTGAAGTTCGTCACAATACGCAAAAGGAACGCCGTATCATCGATGTCCTAGAGCCTGTGATGAACCAGCATCGTTTAGTCATCGATAAGAAGGTCATCCAGAAAGACTTCGACAGCTGTCAGCACCTGCCCCCTGAGCAGGCTCTTCGTTACCAGTTGATGTACCAGCTGACCCGCCTGACGGCCGACAGAGGCGCATTGACTAACGATTACCGCTTTTATACTTTTGCTATGGCCTGACAGTATTGGGTTGATGCAATGGTGCAGGATGCCGAGCAACGCATAGGTGCACGTCGGGAAGAACTGAAGAGTGTTGAGCTAGACCGACTGCGTGAGCAGGCGTCCTTAGGTTTTGCTGTAATTACGGGTCGCCAGAGTGACAAGACCAACACCACCACTAACTTTAGATGGTAGGCAACTTAATCTCAGCTAGCAGCTCATCTGATGGCGAACAATTAGTTATAATCTCAGCTAGAATCTCACCTGACGGCAATAGTTTGTTCGTTTCATCGATAAACTGCATTTTACGTCCATATTTTACTGCCTCGCACAGTGTGCCTGATGGTACCCGTGTTTCACAATGCGCTATCACTGCTTCAAAGTTCAAAAATTCTTGGTGTATGATCATTGGAATTGCTCCTTTGACTTGTACTACGGGGAAGTACTAAAATTGGATTACTTCTATGCTGCGACATTTGAGACCATCCTGGGTAGTGACTATAGGTCGACCTATAGGTCTGGTGCCGCTGTTGTAAAAACCTCTATAAATAAAACCAATTTTGAAGGTTGCCCTATAGGTTAAACGGAGGGGGAACTTATACCTATAGTTCTCCCTAAAGCTGTCCCAATAAATGTGGATAAAATGGCAAGGGTGGCCAAATCCATAGTAGAGCTATTAGTAGACCTTCAGTTCAACCTATAGAGATAGGGGCGGATGACTAACACGCTGCGTTCCACCCCAGTCGCTAGCCATCCAACGATGTGCGTTTCTCGCCAGACAAACGCCAATCTCCCCCGGAGAAGAAAATAGCTATGAGCCATTTCCGAGTTAGATAATGGTTCGACTTTTGGTGATTTCAAGAAAAAAACGCCAGCCACTCATTTAGAGTAAGCTGGCAAGTACACCCTGTAATTACCCCGGGAAATGGGGGTTACGGGGTGATACCCTCGAAGGTATATCTGGATATTTTATGGTTTAGATGGGAGGCAAATAGAAATGCTGGCAATGCGCCAATCAAAAAGGCAAAATATTAATAGTTGTGCAGCCCTTAAGCAGTTTAAAGTATATCGCCATTAATTTAGGCGAAAAAATGTGAAGGGGTATGGGTATATGGCCCGAGCGCAAATCCCCCCCTCGGCCGAAACTGAGAGAATTGGAGGATTTGGGCTGGAATCGAGGTCGGTTCGGACCATAACCTACTGATATTAAACACATACTTAAAATTCATAAGTATCATTATATTAAATTATTGAGATGATTCACTGATTTTTACAAGCATTAACAATATTTTGCGCTTCTGTCTTATCTCTATCGTTTTCAAATCGTGGGAATGTGTAAAATTCTACGGATGGTACCTCTTCAAACCAAAAGATGGCTCATAGTCAGCGCAGTTCTCATACTTATTCTTGGTCTCGCCCTACTCTACAAGGCCTACGAAGAGCTTACACCAAGCATACTGATGCAATAAATGCTACCCAATTTTGGAATGCTCTTGCAACTTCGGCGATGGGATGTTCAACCAGCTGTTTATGCCAGTACTCAGCAAGGTTCATTCGGCAATCATGAGTGAAGTAAGACACAACACTCAGAAGGAACGTCCTATCATCGATGTTCTTGAGCCTGTGATGAACCAGCATCGTCTCGTGATGGACAAGAAGGTCATCCAGAAAGACTTCGACAGCTGTCAACACCTGCCCCCTGAGCAAGCCCTTAGGTATCAATTGATGTACCAGATGACCCGTCTGACGGCTGACCGTGGGGCTTTGGCGAATGATGACCGCTTAGATGCTCTGGCTATGGCTTGCCAGTACTGGGTAGATGCAATGGCTCAGGATGTTGAGCAACGCATGTTTGTACTTAAATAGGAGCTAATGGCAGCTGAATTGAGTAGACTGCGCGAGCAGGCTTCTGTGGGTTTGGCTGTGATTACGGGTCACCAGAGTGAGAAGGCCATCAATCTTCGATGGTAGGCAATAATAATTCAGCTAGAAGGTGACCTGATTGTGAGAGTTTGTTAGTTCTATCGAAGAACTGCATTTCACGCCCGTAGTCCATGGCCGCGCTCAGCGACCTGTCTGATACTCGAGTTTCGCAATGGGCTAGAACCGCTTCAAACTTTAAAAACTCATGATGGATAGTCATGTAATGTTCCTCCTGGTACCTATACGGGGAGAAATTAAGATTGGATTACTTCGACGGCTTTAGATTTGAGACCAATCTGAGGTGGTAGCTCACTTAGGCATCTGTCGACAGCAGTAGTCCGGCTAAAAGCTCACCCGATTGGGAAAGTTTGTTGCGGCTGTCAAAGAAATCCATTTTCTGGCCATATTGCATAGCAGTGTCTAGGGACTGCTCAGACGGTAGAGACGGTTCAGGCAGTCGTTTTTTGCAATAAGCCAAAACAGATTCGAACTTTTCGAAATCTTTTTGAGTATACATAATTATTACCCCCACTGATGTGTATTAAAAGCTCCAGTCCATTTAAGGCTATCCAAGTCAAAACCTTGGAACAAAGGGCGGGAAAAGACCCTACAGGTTATCCAAGGCTTTGACACCAACAGCAACTTGTATTGAA